GGTAGCGGAAGCAGGCCAAGCGACGACACCTGGCACGACATCACCGTCTACTCAATGATGGTGCGGCGCGTGCGGGAGGTCGGGCAGTGGCCGTGAGTCGATACGCCCATCCGGTCATCGATCACGCCTGGTCGAATGCTGGGAAATACGCCTACTGGCTGCGGGTCGAGTGGGCGGCAGCTACCGCAGCGGGTGATCTGGAGACCGCAACTGCGCTCGGTGAGGAGATCGATGGGCACGACATCCAACAGATCCTCAAATACGAGACCATTACCCGTCACGACGTGGGAGCTTTTGTACGGTGGATGCGTGAGGTGCGGAGTGCGCCTCGGGCACACTGGGGTCTCAGTTCTTCTGACCTCGTCGACGCGGGGCAGGCGCTGGCTGTGCTTGACGTGTCACGATGCCTATGCCGGGAAGCACAGCTCCTCACCCAAGCCCTTGAGCTCCTTGGCATCCAGCATGCTGGGACTCCTCGCGCGTCACGGACTCACGGGATGTTTGCGGAACCGGACACGTTCGGGAGGCAGGTAGGTGTCTGGGCTGATCGCATCTCTAAGTCTGCGCTGGCGGTCGAGGCGACCGCGTCTGGGGCGACTGAGCTTGTGCTGGGCGGACCGATTGGGACTGCGGAAGTGCACGACCCGTCACGTCTGGGAGCGTTGCTGGGGCTGCAGCCAGGGCGCTACCGCAAAGCACAGGCGAACGACCGGTCAGGGCTGGTAGCTTGGCTCTCGGCGGTCAGCACGCTAATGTCGGCGATCGAGCACCTGGCGGTCCAGGTGCGATTGGGGGCCACCTATGGTGAAATGGCTGAGCATTTTGAGACCGAGCAGTGGGGGTCGACATCGATGCCCCACAAGAGGAACCCTGTTCGTTCAGAGCGTATTTGCGGCCTGGCAAGGGTGGTGCGCGCCCAACTCGGAGCCTTGGCGGAGTCTACCAGTTGGTGGGGCGAACACGACATCAGTCACAGTTCTGTCGAGCGGATCTGCCTTCCGTTGGCGACCGGGCTTACCGGGTTTAGTCTGCGTGAGGCGATTGATGTGGTGGCCCACCTGACTGTTGTGCCCGAGCGGATGGCCGAGCACATCGAACATTCCGGCACGTGGGACGAATGGCTGGCCCAACAGAAGGCCGATCCCGAGGCGTGGGCCGACATCTACAAGGGACTGCAGAAATGAGTCTCATCTACGTAGCCGAGCCCATCGACCAGGCGGGTGGCCGTCTACCCGCCAAATGGAAGGTGCCCGAGGACTGGACGCTCTACCATCCGTCCAAGGCGTTTAGCGGTGCTAAGGGCTCGTCCGGCCCGGAGGACGTCAACCGGGCGGTGCTCTCCACGGTGGACGGCGTGCTGGCTTTCCTGCCACGCGGCGTGCCGACGATCGGCGTGCCAGCCGAGATTGAGTGGGCGATCGCTAATGGCCTTCCTGTGGCTATCGTATCCGACATCGACGAGTCCGTGGCGCTACGCGGTTTTGCCCACCGAGGAGCCTTCGTCTCCCATCGGATCAGCCCAGCCGTGCACTGGCTCGAAACCGCCGTGTTCGACGTCGCCGCCCGCAACCAGATCGGGTTTGTGGCGAAGAGCCCGCACGCCCAGCTCCCCCGACGCGGGTACGCCGACGACGTAGGGCTCGACCTGTTCGCGAGTGAACCGGTGGTCGTCCCCGTGATGCAATTCCGCGACGTGCCGAGCGGCGTGATCTGCAACCTGCCGCCCGGCCAGTGGGGGTTCATCACCAACCGCTCGTCAACGATGCGGAAGCATCGACTCTGGGTCACGCCGGGCGTCATCGATCCGAGCTTCCGGGGCGAACTGTTCGTCGGGATCTGGAACGTCAGCGGAGCAACCCACTATGTTAAAGTGGGCGATCGGCTCGGGCAGCTCATCCTGCTACCGGCCGCGTGCCCGCAGGCGGTTTGGTCGGAGGACATCGTCGATGGGATGGGAGGTCGCGGCGATGCCGGGTTCGGCAGTACGGGCTAGCCGCTTTGAGCGCCCGGGGCCCGCCCCTACCGGCCGCATCGCGGGCGTTTGAGGGGGGTCCTCCCAGAGCGTGATCCCGCTCACAGTCTGCCGCTCCCCGGCACGCCAGAGCCCCCCAGCTGAATCGCTGGGGGGCTCCGGGGTAGGCCGATCAGGCGTCGAGGAAGCGAGCCAGGTTGGGGGCCACCTTCATTGCGGCCTGCATCGGCGTGGCGAACCGGCCGTCGACCCGGACCCGCTGGCCGCTGCGGTGCGCGACCTGGAGCAGGCCCTTCACCTTGGCGTCGTGGCCCTGGGCGAAGACGTTCCAGGTGGTCCCGCCGCAGTTAACGCCGAGGCGCTTGCAGGAGCAGGGGAGCTTGGCGGTGGCGGTGGCGTTCATTTCGGATTCCTTCCCTCGTGGGGGCCGGTGCCCCTCAACCTTGTAACACAAGTATACCAGCCAAAAATGGGTTCCCACAATGTCCCCGGATGTGACCCTCGACACACTTTTTCAAAGGCGCGCGCCACCACTGGCTGGCCGTGGTATTTGACGGGAGTGGCAAGCCTCACATTGAAGGGAGTGCCTTGGACATGATATAATTGAGTTTCACACCAAGGGAAGGGATCCCGAAATGGAAAATACAATGGGCAACCACACGCCAGTAGCTCCCCCGAAGGCTGAGCGTGGGCCGATCTGGTCCTACGTGATCGTGGGAGCTGTCATGTTCATCATCGGTCTAGCGATCGGTGGCTTCAACGCAACACCCACCGCAACCGTCCAAGCGACGTCACCGGGCACGGTCTTGGCGCAGCCGCCAGCCGTCGCTCCCGCACCGGCGCCGACGCAGCCTCAGGTAATCGAGGTGCCGGGCCTCTCGGACGGCAACGACTACGAGGTGGGCAACCAGCCCGGCAACATCCCCCCGGGGCGCTATTCCACCGATGGTAAGAGTGGTGGGGTGATGGCCTACGCGACCATCAACAGCTCCACCGGCGAGATCATCAAGTGGATCAACATCGATGGCCCGAGCAATGTGGATCTGAAAGCGGGCCAGAAGTTCTCGACACACGGCGGTACCGTCTGGATCTACCACGGCGGAGCCAATAAGTAAGACCACATAGTCTGCCAGTCTGCCAAACGGGGCTCACCTCGAATGGGAGGCTGGCTTGACTGTGTATTGGTTAATCTACGTCGGGATCTGGATCGTCGGGGCCATCATCGTCGGACTCGGTCTCGGGCGGTACCTCAAATGGCGGCACGGCCCAATGTGTGAGTGCGGTCACGAGGCCGATGCTCACGAGCACTATCGCAAGGGCACAGAATGCGTCGAATGTGAATGTCAGCAGTTCCGCCGTGGGTAGGCACTCCGCCTCGCCTCAACGGGTGCGAGGCTTCGTGGTACTGGTTGTGTCGTTGTCGGGTATGTTCGGGGCGCTAGTCGTCGGATCAGCCGCTGCGCTGGCTGGTTTGGCCCTGGGGGTCCTTGGGCTGATCCTAGTGGGTATCTACCTACTGTCGATCATGGTATTCTTTTGGGAGCTGGTCATCCGGACCGACGATCTGGGCGCCGACGTCCCCCAGGTGCGACCGGTCGTCGACAGTGAATGGATAACGCCCGACGATTGGATCGCCGGACGCATCCACGCGTGGGAGCTGGCTAAGGCCGCCTCTGTGTCAGATACCAAACCGCAGCAAACAGTGCCAGACACAACGCGGCCGTTGCCACAAAGTAGCACAGCAGCATGATCGCTTGGTTGGGAGGCAAGTGGATGTGAACGCGTGGGGTGTCGCACTCACGGGGGAGATCCCTGGCTCCTTCGATCAAGCACTTCTCAACGTAAGTTGTAGACGTCACACGCTACCACGGTGCCGGGTGAGTCGCGGTTACCCTCGATCGTCACGATTCGAGCGCCAGCCGGGAGAGGGAACGGGATCTGGCTGTTGTTCTTGACCCCGGCAGGCTTGCCCGGTGCACCGAGCAGGTTCCACGTCTTGCCCTTGCCGTCGTTGGCCGCGATGTACACCTGGCATCCGCCCCATGCCGTGGAGAAGCAGGCCCACGCCGACTGGGCGATGTTCGAGCCGCCTCCGGCCTCACAGGTGCGCTGGCCGTGGAAGTCGTAGCGGTACTTGGCCGGTACGGCCGGTACCTCGGGGGTCGGGGGGACGGGCGGTTCGGCGTCGGGGTCGCCCGGGTTGGCTGGCACAAAGGGCTTGCCGGGATCGGTCGTGATTGTGTCGAAGAAGATCAGCATTTGGTTTTCCTCATCATCTGGGAAATCGGCTGGGGCCTGGGGAGCGGGAGGAACCCCACCTCCCTTACTGACGGCGGTACGAAACGCGTTCATGTCGAAGTTGGGGTCGATCTTTCGACCCGGGGGCGAACAGACCTCCTTGTGTCCGGCGACGTGATCGGGTGGGAGTCGGTAGTAATCCTGTAGTGATTTGCACAGCGCGGCGTATGCGTCGTATTGGGCCTTAGGCCAGGGGTCGACGCCGGTCGCTTCGGCCTCGATGCCGATACCGGAGTTGTTGTCGCCCCACGGAACCACGGTATTCCCAGCATGATAGCCGATTCCAGCTGCCACTAAGTAGACCTGCCCGCTGCGCGATAGGAATAGGTTGCAGAGCGGTCCAGGCAGATCGCTGCGCCCGTAAACGCAGGTGTTGAGGCTGGGGGTATCGCCCGTCGGGGGACCCGCTGTGTGGTGACAAACTACTCCTTCTGCCGGTCCGGGGGTTCCGTGGCCGTAGGTTTTCCAGCCGTTGTACCCGATTTTGACGACCAGGCCGGACGCGGCCACTGCTCGATCGAGATCATTCCACATTGGCATCTGGGGAGCCTCCTGTTATGTCGTTTACGTCCTCCGGTCGCCCGTAAGGATTGGACGTTTGCCAATACTGTCCTTGCGTCTCGGGAGGTACCCATACGATAATGTTTCGGCCGCTACTCGGCTGAACCGTTAGGTATGAATCGATTGGTATGGGTTGCTGTACGCCAGAATACGGGGTTCCGGTAAGTACCAGTTGTTCGTCAATGACTTCGGCCGTCCACGTGTCCTCATACTGTCCCACGTGCAAAGTGCCGAGCCAGTCAGCTATTTGCCCCTCATTGGAGCCATCCCAATGCATCCACGGTAGGTATCCGGAAATGTTGAAGAACCCGAGATAGAAAGGTTCGGTCATGGCTTTCCCTAGGGTCGGAGCCACGTGGCTCGGAAGTGCATCGATTGGTTGAATGGGTCGGTGTTCTTCGAGACGCCCGCGTTGTGCCAGCAGTTCACGTTTAGACCGGTGGCCGCACCGAATCGGCGGACACACGAGACACCTAGTTCGACGTTGGCCGCCTGCTGCCCGGAGTTGGGGATACTAGCCGCAAACCGCATGCCGCCGCCATCCAGCCCGAGCCAGATTCCGCCCGACACGTTGGCACCGACCTGGATGCGGGCTCCCGCATCGATCGCCCAGACGCCGTCGCGGTTGAGCTGGAATCGGGCGTCCGGAATTGCGCCCGCAGTAGAGGTGCCCTTGGTGACGTCTGGCGTTAGCCACATCGCGGTTGGGTAAGCAATGGGCCGGTCGACGCCGCTGGGGATCGCCTGGACGGTGGTCGCTTGGTATTCACACTCGTGCAGGTTGCCCGCTGCGTTGCGCTGAATCGCCGACTGGGCGACCGAGGTGGCGTTCGCGAGGTGGTTGAGGTAAGCTAATAGAATGGTGCCGTTGGGCTGAGTGGGGTAAGCCGGTGAGGCTGCGGGAGTACCAGCCAAAACGTAGATCTTAGGTGCGTAGACGGATCCCGAGTAGTCGCCGTCGTCAACCGCCATCAGCACCAGATCAGCGCGAGGCAGGGTGGATACGGGAGGCACGGTGATCGTGGCGTTAGCGTCGTTCATGACTACATAACCGCCACCGTCTGACGCCGGAGTCGGACAAACTCCACGACCGGGCGAGATCAGGATGGTCATGTTCGGGGTCGCCTGCGCCGAGGCCAACAGCCCGGTGATGATGCGTCCGCCACCGGACAACGGGTCAGTCGTTGGATCGAGCCATAGCCCACCCAACATCCGGTCATCGAGGGCGTTATACGAGCCCTGCTGGAGGAATAGACACTTCAGTGTCATGATAGCTCCTTATCCCGCGATCAGTTGGCGCAGATAGAAGTCGTCAACGGTATAGTTCCACGGTACCGTGCCACCTGCGCCGTCCGATGGCGGAGACCCGTTCATCTTGATATAGCAACCCATGTCGACTGCCGCATCGGAGAATGCCGCCCCGGTTGTACCCGTCAGCGGAGACATCGCGTTCGCACCGAGGTTCGCCGTGCCGACGTCCACGTCAGTGATCGTGCCCACCGCGTTGCGCCACCACACGCCCAGTGTGGCCACGGCGGGAACGGTACTTAGCACCGAGACACCGGTATTCCACTTGACGTTACCACCTGTCACCCCGATCCCGCTAGAACGCACCTCCGATGTGTTGCCGCCGAGCGAGATATTGGTAGTTTTCCAGTAGGTAACCCGGAGCTGCGCATCGTATGGTCGCGCATAGCCGTAGTACGTCGGATTCGTGTTTGGCGCTGGCCCGAACTCGAAGCCACGGAACGTACCGTCCCTCAGCCGGTCGCAGATTCCGCCAATATTGATGATTGGGCACCCGCCCCACATGTAACGGGCTGGCCAGCTAAACCGTACCAGGTCGGGGAAACTATTGGTGGTCGGACCGACCGCGCCCACGGCGGGTGGGGTCGTGACAGTGTGTGCCCCGAGAACGTGGGTGCCGCCCTCGGACCAATACCAGTGCTCCCAAAAGATCAATAGATCGGCGTCCACCCAGTCGCCCGGAACCGAGCTGACGAGGTCCTGGAAGCCAGCCGGATCGAACCACATGTAGCAGCGCTGGTTGCCGTCCACGGCATCGAACTGGCCCTGGAACAGGTGATCGTAACCATCCGATCCGACCGGCGACTTGTAGGTGTTGTCGCCCTTGTAGACACGCCAGGCGTAGGGTCGGATGTTGATGGAGCGCTTCTCGCGGGTGATAACCGGTTGCTGCGCCGAGTGAAGCATTCGATAGCTCCACACGCCCGAAATGGCGTCCGATCCCGTGACCGGCGCGCCGTACTGGAGGTTCTGCCAGCCGGACAGGTCCACGTTACCAGCGGTCTCGAAGTCGGGGTTCGGCAGTAGATTTGGTCCGTATACCGTTGCGGTCGAGCCCTGAGCGGGTCGAGCCGCCGCAGCCAGTCGACGCTCTGCCGTGGACAACCGCTCCTCGGTGCGGGTCAGCCATTCGGATATGTCGATGGAGCGCGCCACACGGGTCATTCGGTCACCTCCGGTATTATGGTGATCTCCGACTCCGGAATGACTGGCGTAACCTGCAGCCCAGCCTGGGGGACCGCCTCGAATGTCGAGGAGATGGGGATGATGACCGTGCCATCGATCAAAGCGGGGACCATCTGCACCTTGACTCGGTCCATCTGGCCTGCGTCGACACTGATTGAGGCAATCCGGACCTGGAGGTCGTAGCCCTCGATGAACATGGGGCCAGGTGGCACGATCAATCGACAATCGTCGCCCACCCCATAGGTACCCAGCACCGGATCTTCATCCGCGTCGGGGAGCGAGATGGTGATGGTCAGGACCACCCCGGACCGGGCGGCCTGCTCGGCTTTGGCCTTCTCGTTGAGTGTGGCCTGGATACTGATGTCAGTGAAGCTAAGCGCATCCTCTAACCGCATCCAGCCCGCGCCGTACATGAACTGCGCCTCGTATCGAGAGACCAGTGGGTTAGCCGCGTCAGCTGGGTTAGTGCTGAGACATTCGATCGCTGTCGTCGACGAAGCCGCATCCTCCAGCCAGTATTGAATCTCGCAGTTCACGCCAACGATGAACGTGATTTTACTGTTGGCTAGGGTGCGCCCGAGCCGGGGATAACCCACCCGAATCGAGTCCGTCCACACCCCATTGGCGCTGAACGCCGGGTCATTCTTGATATCTGGTCCGTCGATCACGCCACACAGCGCGCGGATGGATTCACCGTATGACTTGCGGTCGTACCCGTAGTAGGTCCGGTCGCGCCGCACACCCGTGGTGATGTTGCCCGCGAGCGATACGCCTAGGTTCGAGTAGGTGTCCTGCTGCGGGAGTGTAAACAGTGTGGACAGAATCATTGCCTGGTCGATTTGGGTGAAGATCAGTGTCTGGCGGATGCGCCTCCGATCCCAATAGCTGAGTAGCTCCTCACAGCCAATGGTTAGCGTACCCGAGGGATTGAACTGCCGTTTCCACAGAATACCTGACCACACCGGCATCGATCCGCGCAACACCCCGATCAGTACGCGCCCCGGCAGGAGGATACCCTGCATTCCGCCGTCCAGCACCGGGATCGTCGCGGTCATCTGGCCCGCGCTGTTGATGCGCGATTCGTAGGTCAGCGTTGACCAGGGGAGCATCGCTATGATCGCTCGGGTCTGCATGCTCCGCACAACTAGTGTGGTTTCGATACCCTCGTGTGGACCCGTCATAGGTTCGCCGACTGGGTTGTGATTTGGGCGGTGCCGTTGCCCGACTGGGCGAACAGCCGAACCGTCCAGGTGCCGGGCGGGATAGCAGGCCACTCGGCTCCTACGCCGAGCAAATCGCGCCGCTCCACCCCGTTAAGAAATAGGTGGTAGTCGCGGGTAACGATTAACCTATCGCCGGTACCGAGTGTGACGGTGAGTGGGAACTGGCTAACCCCGACGATCTCAATTCGGGGGTTCTGCAAGATTCCGTCTAGGATGCACTCGCACGGCGCAGGCACGTTGCCCGTGTTGGTCATCTGAGTTTCGGATACCATCTGGCTCTGGGCAGGATACTGCCATCCGTTGGGCGCGACGTAGTTCGGTGCGCCGGACGCTGCGGTGTAGCCGCGTTTGTAGGTGCGGCCGGACAGCCGCCCCGCACCCGCAATCAGTGTCTTTACCTGAATGTCCCCGGTATAGACCTTGGGGTCCGGGCAATAGAACTCCAGATGAATCTCGCCCAGTCGCCAGTCAGCCCCCATATCACTCGGCATAGCCGACCGCCGAAGCTTACCATAGACCTGCCTCCCGTCCGTCAGGACCAGCCGCTCGGTGTCCTTACGCGAAGGACTCATCTGGTACAGCACAGACTTACGCTTGGCCTCTAGATCGGTCGGGGACGTACCCTGGATGCCGAGGCTGAGGACGATGGTCCGCGCGTCCACCTGGTCAGTACCGGACCAAACCCCGTCCATTTGTGGGCGGTTGATATCGGCCGTTCGGATCGGCGCCATATCGTCAATGCCTGTAATCGCGGTTACCGGATAGGCCGTCCCCGGGCCGAATGCGAAATTCCGCCACTGGCCTTGCTGTGTGCTTCTCATATGGCGTGAATTGATCGCAGTAAGTCGACCGCAACCCAGCAGGCCAGGCCCAGCGCGAGGAAGTTGAGCTTCATCCACCCGGCAGGGGGAGTCTTGCTGCCGCCAGCCCAGCTCGATATTGCCGCGATCAACAGAAACACGATACACAGGATGAGTAAGATGACGGTGGTGACCAGACTCATTGTCATCCTAATATACCCTAGCCGCAATAAGCACCAGGTCGAGGAACCACACCGCGATTCCGGCCGACAACAGCACCAGCGCGTACCGAACGATTGGATCCGGCCGTGAGGCCACGAACGACGCGCCCGCTGCCAATAGGAACGCCAGAATCAACAGCACGATGTGAAGTGGGTTCATGTCTCCTCCTAGGCGGGTACCAGACCGCCAGCCTTGGCCTTCCATAGGATCTGATCTACAACGTCCTTCGGATTAAGCTGAGTACCGAAGCTGCGGGCGTCGATGCTGAACGACTGTCCGAATGCGGATCCGGATAGCTGTCCTGTTTGCTTGTTGTAGGAGCCCGAGGCGTTCTGGCCCATGAAGCTGGCAGATCCTGAGATGCCTTGCGCGGTGTTCGCTACCCTATAGTCGAGGTTCTGGCCACCGAGATTGACCTGGCCTGCGGCCTCGCCCGTACTCTTGATGAGATCCATCACGTGGTTGAGTGTGGCCTGGATCTTGGGAATCCAGTTCTGCAGACCCTTATCCAGACCGCGCATGACGTCCTCACCGATGTCCATCATAATCCCGGACGGGGAGTGGATGTTGAGCGCCTTACGCACCGGTTCGGGGATTAGGTTGGTGAGGTAACTGACGATGGAGGGACCGAGCTGCTGCAACCCGTTCAGCAGGCCGTTCATGATATCCCGGCCCATGTTGATCATCTGACCGGGTAGCGCCTGCAAGGTGGAGATGATCTTACCGGGGAGCGCTTTGGCGTCCTCGATGATGATGCCAATCACCCGCACCGACTCGTCGCGGGCACGGTTCCAGCCGGTGACCAGCGAGTCCCACAACATCTGCGCGAACCGGGACAGCGCGGCAGCCACCTTGGGCGGTAGCGAGTTGACTACCTCGCCAAACCGGTTCATGTCGTTGCCGGTGTCATCCAGCGACTTATTGACGTGCGCGCCGAAGCCCTCGACGTCCCGGTACGCTTGAAGGAATGAATCCTTCATCTTGGTGCCCCAGTTGCCCACTGCGGTACCAAAGTTCTCCACGTCGGTTACGGCCTGGCCGAACTCCCTACCGATTTCATTGGCCCATTCCTCGACTGCCGGACCGCACCAGTCAAAGAACTCCTTCAACTTGGCGAACAGCGCGTCAACAATCTTGCGGAAGGTCTCCGAGTGGTTATAAGCGTAGATCAATCCGGCCGCCAAAGCCGCGATCGCCGCGATAACCAGGCCCACGGGGTTAGCCGCCATCGCCACATTCAACCCCAGCCACGCAGTGCGCAGCGCGTTGACTACGCTAACGATAGACATCCACGCAAGCTGTGCCGCCATCAGCGCGTTGAACGCGATGGTCCGGGCGTTGAGAATCAGTATTACCGCGCCCAACCCGATGAGCAGCTCCTTGTACTGACCCACCCAGGTGATGGCCTGTCCGATCCACCCGATAAATACGGTGATCCCGTTGATCACCTGATTTAGCGCATTGAGCACGACCAAGAATGCGGGAGCCAGCTTCTCGCCCAGCGCGGCTTGGGCGTTCTCTGTCTCGGCTGCGACCCGCTTCTGCGAGTTAGCCACCGAATCGGACGTTCGGGCGAAGTCGCCCTGCGCCTGGCCCGTCTGCTCCATAATCAGCGCGCGGGTGGCGATGATCTCGTCGCCCTTGGTGATTTCATCGCTGGTCGCCGCAAGGCCCATCTGTAGAGCCTTCTGGTTGACCATTTCCTTGTTGATCAAGACGCCGAAGCGCTCGATCGGGTCGTACTCACCACGGAACGCGGCCCCCAGCGCGGTCACGGCCTCATCCGGGGTAGTACCTGCAAACGAGGCCATGTCTCCGGCTAGGCCGGTCATCTGGGTACTGAAATCGGCCAGCGGCTGACCCGTCAGGCCTACAGCCTTACCGAATGTACCGAACGTGTTGCTAGCTTCGAGCGCAGCCGTCTTACTCAGCCCGAACGATGTCGCCGCCGTACTGGCGAACCGCTCGACCGAGCCGGACGCTTCACCGAACTTGACTTGCGTGACACTGGTCGCGTCTTGCAGCTTGGCGAACGCGTCCACCGAGCCGGATACGAACGTCAGTACCTTCTCGCCCGCTGCGGCCAAGAGACCGCCCGCGAGTGAGCCCACCGCCGTGCCCAACGCCGTGCCGATCATCGCTCCGCGAGACCGCGCCTCGCCTTCCGCGCGACCCAGCTCCGACATGTCCAGTCGGATACGACCGACCAGATCGGGCAATAGCGCCATCATTCACTCCGTGGGGACGGCTTGCGTCGGTTTAGGTCGTTGGCTACTGCCATCAGCCAACCGGCAGACCCTGAGGTGGATTGTTGGCGTTGGGGTTGGGCGACCATCTGTTGCCCGTTGCGGGTAGCGCCTCCCTCGAAGTCGCGATGCTTATCGGCTAGCGCCATCAGCTGGCGCGGGGTCATTTCTTCCCACTCTTCTTGCGTACGATTGAAGACGACGGTAGCGAGGTAGTACCATTGGGCGAACGGGATGCGGACCGGCGCTCCGCCCGGTTCGTCGGCCCGCCCATTTCCCCCGCCATGGCCTTCTCGCCCAGCTCGCCGAACGCGTCGGTGAACGCTACGGTGAACGCCTCGACCATGGTCTCCAGCTCGGACGGCTTAATGGCCGAGGCGATTTGGCGTCTAGCGGTTGGACCATCGTCAAACGCGTGGAGCAGCCCGGCGTGGATGATGTCGATCAGCAACTTGACCACCGGACGGTCCAGTTTCACCTGGCCCTCGTCATCCGTGATCAGAGTCTGCATCTCGGCTACCGAGCCGAACTGCTCCTCTATCTTCTCCAGCGACAGCATGGAGTAGATTAGTTCGTACTTCTCATCTCCGATCGTAATCCACTGGCCAGAGCTGTTATTCGTACCGGGCATGCGGTACCTCTATTCGGTTGGCGCGTCGGGTTGCGACGGCCGGGGTCTAGGCGGGTACTGGCTCTACTTCGGCCGGGACTTGCGAGGTCACGACCACTCCGGTACACACCGTGACTGGAGCGGGGAACGCGGCGCGGATGGCGTCGACGCTGAATACCGTTCCGGCCGGGCACTCGGCCGCAACGACCTTGCGCACTTGACCGGGTGGGGTGGCTACAGCGGCTGCTCCGTCCACGCTGACCAGTAGGTGCCCCTTGGCCTCCCCCGCGTTCGCCAGACCTGCGCCTGCAAACGCGACGACCAGCAGGCCAATCGCAACGATCAAACTTCGGATCATGCCTGAATCTCCTTAGGCAAACGGGGCTTCCGGCTCCCACGGGTTCGGTGCGTCGTAGTCGTCGATGATGACGACGTCCAACCACGGCGAAGTGCCCGTGGGCGGGTTGACGTTCATCTCCGCCGTGACCATCTGGTAGTCCTCCTCGGCCGCCCCGATCTCGGGGAAGCTGGAGAGTGAGCACTTGCTCATCACAAACGCGACCGCGCCACCTGGTGCGTCGGCCGCTGCGGACACCGCCCGCATACCGAAACTCAGCGGGAAGGCACTGGACAGCAGCGACCAACCCTGGCCGGTGTAGGGAACCGTGGCGCTCGCGGTGCGGTCGGTCACCGTACCGCCGAGCATCACGGCGAGGTTCTGCAGGCTGAGCTTGGCGTTCTCGATTGCCGCCGTCAAACCGGTGATGATGGACTGCTGATCGATCAAGCGGTTGTCACCGCGTAGCTGCTTGGTGTCCATGTCGCCGGTGATCGCCAGCGACTTGATGCCTGGAACGTCGAACCACTCGCCGTAGGTGGCCAGTGCGCCTACGGCATCGGTGAGCACGGACGCGATCTGGCAGTGCTGAATAGCATAGACCTTGGTGATGCCCTGATCGGCGACCGGGGTCGGGGTGGTCATCTTTGCCTCCTATGGCGCTGGGACTGCCAGCTGGCGATCGATCTGCACCGTTACGATGGTGCGTCGTAGGTTGTCGGCCGCTTGTGACGACCGAGTCAGAATCCGCACGCCGTAGCAGGCGACCAGCCAGCTCGACAGCTTGGATCGGTGAAGTAGGAGGCAGACGCTATCTTCCAAGCCGATGCGCTCGGCTCGGGATCCATCGGGGTTCCTCAGTGCTTGATAGATGTCGACTTGAGCCTGTTCGCGGACGAGCAGCTCGCCCTCGACGTCGGTATCACCATTGGGAACTGGAACCCAGGCCACGCCCTCGGTCACTACCACCATGGGTAGCGGAGCTTTGGGCGGGGCCACATCGCGAAATACGGTCAGCCCGAGACCAGCGGACTCGATCAAATGCTTGATCGCTCCACTGACAGTCGCGTTAGTCACGGGCGTGGTCATTCGCAGCCCTTCACCATCGTCTTGGCGTACGCCGCTTCGGCTGCGGCGAATCCGGGTCGCATGTGGGGTTGAGCCCGATTGTGCCTGGTGCCGAACTCGACGAATCCGGCGTATGGTACCTGGTTCTCTAGAATCGCGGCCGTTGAGTCATCAGTCGTTTCCACTCGGCCATTGATTCCGTTGCGGAGCCGCCCAGTACGTACGGGCGCACGCGACTTGGCCTCTCTCTCGGCCAGGGCTGCCAAATCAGCCGCGTTGTGCGGGAACTGGCCCTCCCACTGTCGGAAGACACGTAGGATGGCGCGTTCCCACTCACTCCGATTCGTCCACTCGACTTGGGCTGGCATACCTGATCACTCGATCTCCACGGTCAATACGAGGCGTACCCTTGTGCGTTTTGGGGTGGTCCCAGTGCTCCACTGTGACGTCCCCCACCTCCGTTGTGGTGGTTGTGGTGTCGCTGCCGACCGTGACCGTGACGTCCTCGGACTGGTCGACCGACTCGTCCGTGGTCGTGGTGGTCTTGGTCTCGGACTTGTCGACTGAGGTTGTCGTCTCGTCGCCGCTGCTGCTCTTCTTGGTCGCCATCAGACCAGTACTCGATTCGTCTTGTAGGGTTCCAGCCAGGCGTCCACTACGGGATCGCCCGTGGTCCTCTCGTACTCGGACTCCCCCTGTCGCTGCTTGGGCGGCCCGGGGTCGGTCTCATCCTGTGGGTTGGGGGCTGGAGGTTGGCCGATCGGATTACCCTCAGCGTCGGCCTGCCCGGTGAACGGAACCGGTGAATACATTGCCGCCAGTCGCGCCGCAGCCATCTGAACGCCCAGCGGAGTTTCTCGACTGCCGAAATCACCATCGACAAGAAACTCACCAGACGCCAAGTAACCCGGATACCAAGTGTGTCCGTCCGGGTCCAGGGATCCGGTCGTGACGGAGGCAGCCCAACGCGACAGTCGGCCGACTCCATAACTAACCGCCACCGAGATCGTCGTCGTCGTCGGCTCCCACATCTCCCGGGTGTACTGGTTGATCACGAGCGTCGCGGAGTCGATTGCGGCCTGGATCTCCGTGTCCGTGCCCGACGCACCCGCAGCTTTCGCCTGGTCGATCGTGCAGTAGCTCATCGGGTCCCTCGTATCGCTTAGGCGGGATGGGGGCCTTGTCGCTGGCCCCCATCCCGCAGCATCGGCAACGTCGTGTCACGTGGCCGATAGCTTGATGAACGCGGCCGGTGCGTAGACCGCGAGCTGCGCCCGGGTCTCCGCCAGCAGGACCAAGATGTTCTTGACGAAGTTGTCGACGTGGCTGTCCGACATCAAGATGCGGACGCCCGGCTTGCGCCAAAGCGTGGCGCCTTCCTTGAACGCGCCCACGAGCGCGGTGCCAGCGGCGATCGCCACCGTCGGCACGACCGGCAGGCCCCAAACGCGGGGTGCCGCGAGGGAGGCCGGGTCCTTGGTGAAGAGGAACGTGCCGGTGGTCGAGTCCTGGGTCAGTTCGACGCCTTCCCAGTCGACGGGGTGCAGGACCACACCGGACGGGTTGTACCCGGAGACCTGCGCCTTGGTGATGGCCTTGCGGATCGCGATCAACATTCCGTCGGTGGTGAGCTGGCTCTGGATGCCCACCGTGTTGAGGATACCCCGGATGTTGGGAGCGGTGCCGTTGCCGTTGAGTACCTGGTTGTCGAGGCGCTTCTCGACCGCATAGCTCAATCGACCCTGGATGTAGCCCGTGAGCTGGGCGTTGTCCTCGGCCGACTGCCGCGTGAGCGGGATCCACACGGCGAGGGTCGCCAGAGCGGCGCTCGCGACCGTGAACGCCAGGGTGGCCTCGGGCTTGGCCGTGCCCTCTGCCACTTCGGCGGCCGGAACGGTGGTGCCCGCAGCCTCGATCACCCATTCGATCGAACCCGACGTCGCCGTCTGCTGGTCTAGCAGGTCCGCGACCTTGAGCACCATGTCCGGCGGGTGAACGATGCCGGGCAGGCGCGTGGGCTGGCTGGCCCAGGTTGCCGTGGTGACGAGCGCGCGGAGGTCAGTGGCCTCGGGGAGCCGAAGGATCTCGGCCGCTCCCGTCATTCCCCGATCGCGGTAGGCGGTCGCGCCCTCGGCGACCATGTCGCGCCAGTTGCTGGGGATGACCGGGTTGGGGGGTGGTGCGTCGGTACTGGCCGGACGCTGGCCACGCTCCTGGGGCTGGTTGCGGTTACCCCCGGCGCCGCTGCCCGCGTCGGGACGCCAACGCTCGACGACTCGGGTGTCGGCCAAGCGCTGACGGCGGGCGTTGGTCGCTTCGGTGACGGTGTTGCGGCGCTCGATCTCGGTGGCGATCTGGTCGGCGCGGGTGGCGTCCTCGTCGGTCGCGTTGTCGCCGCCGAGTGCTTCGAGCACCTCCGAACGAGCCTGCTGCAGTTCAGCATCAGTGAACTGGGTGTAGTCGACGGCGGTCGGCGCGGTCCGCCAACCTGTGGCGCCAAAGGCGCGACGTCGGGCGCGCAAAGTCTGCGCGACGGTGATGGGTCGGCGGTTCACAGTCGTCCTCCTAGTTGAACGGTCCTCAATCGCAGCCGTGCTGCAGCGACGGAACGACCGGTGGCAGGAGCCGATCGAGCTGCCGTGAACTGAGATCCAGGCACAGCGGCCATGCGTGCTGTGATCTGGCTGACTTCGACGAGCTTGACTGCAACGATCTTGTTTGCCTCGTCCTCGTCGAAGATCGCTTGACGGAATCCTACGGACAGCTCGGGAGCCGATCCGGAACTTCCCTTAGTACGGGCATCGTGCCCGTCACTAGTGTCGTCCCACCATCCTCGAATCCAGAGCCCCTCGGCCTGGTCCTCCGCTCGGAACACTCCGACCGGGACGGTGGGGTCATGCATCCAACAGAGAGCATACGGCTCCCCGTCCAGACCACCCGCTGACCAGCAGCCAGCCTGAAATGTCGTGCCATATGCGTCTGTTACGCCGTGCCTACAGGCCCAGCCCTCAAAGTGTGGTTCGTCGCCGCTGGGGTCGGCCCGAACATTGAGGTCGCTGAATGCTACATAGCGGTAGGCGTCAGATACGATTTCCACTCGGGTCTCTACCATTCCATTGATAGACGCGACCCTCGCGGGTACGCGCCTTGGTAGAGCCCGGGACAAAGTCAGTTACGTCGGTGGTTTCACCCGTACGCAGGTAGGTCCACGTACCATAGACGCCTATCTTCAGGTCGAGCTGGCGTGGCAGTACGCCGATGTGCTCGCCCGTTTGGCCATCGAGTGGTCCTTCTCGCAGCAAGATCGCGTGGCCAGTGCGATCCATCTCGGCAGCGTTGGCGGGGATGACTAGGAGCTTAGTCATGTGGCAGATCCAATCGGCAGGCGGTGCCCGTTTCGACGAGAACGATCCTCATCCGGGTTATCACCTGGGGGAGCGCCAGGGTCCTGAGCGCTCTTGTCGAACGGGTTCGTGCCCTGCAATGCGGGGGGCGTCTCGCCCTTAATGTCCGGCAATTGGTGTGAGCCTATGCTATTGGCTCGCGCCCGGTAGACCGTCAGCGTCACTGTGCCGATTGAATCTGGCAACGGCTCTTGGCCGATTTCTTCGCGAGCTTCGTCTATCGTGACGATGTCATTTTGTACGAGGGTGATCAGGCGACCGTTTCTCGCGTCGGCCGATTCTTGTAGAGCCTCCACTTCATCGACGTTGAACTGGGCAGTCTGGGAGGGATCCGGTACTACAACCAGATCGATCTCCGAGGCCACCACCTGCAACTTGGGCAGGATGGTATCGGACCAAAGCGTGGTTCGCGCCGCGTCTCGGTTCTCGTAGGTCGTGCCACCCATCAGGTAATCGCGGGGAACGCCGAATGCCAGCATTACTTCTTCGGCGGTGCGCACCCGGGTGTCTAGATAGCTGACTTCTTCACTCGTCAGGCCGATACGGTCGTACTTGGCAGGAACCGGCCCACTGAGGACTAGGTGTCGTCCGGCGTTCTCGGGGGATTCGTGTCGCGCCTGGAGGTCCGCCCGGACCTGCTTGTGCGTGTGCTCGTCCACGTCGCCGAGATAAACAACTCCACCCGGGGTTCCTCCACGCTGCAGAGTCGCGGACTGATAACGACGCGCGTAGTCGTCCAGCTCAAGCGCAAACCGGGCGGCTCGCAGCGGCGGCAAAGCGGCCCAGACGTCATCAGGATCTGGGTACCGCAGCCATAGCATCTCTTCAGGAAGGAGAAACCCGGTTCTTCCGCTGGAGCCATGAACGTGGTAACCTACCAGCGTCTGCGTGTCTTCGGGACCGGTGTTGTCGATGACGGGCTCGATCGCCCAGCTCTGATCGAGCACGTGCAGCGCGGATACGGGGCCTCGGCCCGAATTGCCTCGGTCCATGTAGATGAACGTCTGGCCCCGAGTTTCCAGCCGCAGCCAGCTAATCTCGCGCAACACCCGGGCCGACATGTATTCATTGGGTGCATGGTTCCAGAGATCGGCGACCTCGTTGGGGATTACCTCGCCGCCGTCGTTCAGGATCTCTAGGGGACAGGTAGCGGCGTTGGTCGCGATCGCGATAATGCAGCGGTAAGCAACTGCGCTGTTCCGCCATCCAGTCTCGCCGTCCACGTACCACTGGTACAGGCCATCTGGACCCATTGTCACGTATATGGTGTCATTCCCCGCAACGTGGAATGAACCACCGAAGGGGAATTCGGTGCCAGGCATGGATCGACGCGCCAGACTACGAGTAGCCTGGTCTGCCAGCAGGCTTACCGCGCCTTTTAGCGCGCCGACCCAGCCTCCCCCGGGCTCAATCGGGGAGCTTATGCTACGCGACATCCGCCATCCCACGCCTCCGGAAGAATAGGTGAGAGATGGCCCATACCAGCGCGTCGAGACGGTCGGGGGACAAGCGGTCGGCTGGTGTCCACGTGGTCATTTGATCCTCCAGCGTGTGGTGGATCCCGACGTGGTGACAGAGCCCCTGTTCGTACAGGGTGCTCACCGGCTCGGCTCGCAGTCGTTTGCCTCGACTGGCGGTTACGGGTCGATACCTCACTCCTTGCGGCAGACGCTCAGATTCTAGGGTAGTGCGGACCATCTCGCCGCCGTTGTTTGTCTCGGCGACTATGTAGCTTGCGCCCCAAGCCTGAGCGGCTTGGATCGCGGCTTGAGCCCATCCGTGCGGGGTGTAGTGACCAGACATGTCCGCGAGGACGAACCCCTCGTGATCAAGCCTTCCGGCAACGATGATGCCCGTTTCATCGCCACCGTAGGTCACTGCTGGGTCGATCGCGACAACGATCTCCATCTGAGACATGAACGGCTCGACCATCTTCATGTCGGCCCGATGCTCTTCAATGAGATCATTAGTCCAGAGCGCGCCCTCGACATCTTCGAGTAGCTCGCCCTCCAGCTCCTGCCTCCCGAGTCGCGATCCCTCGTACTTGGCAAGGACCGTCTCCCGGAAGACAGGAGCCAGATTGTGGAGATTATCATACGTCCGGCCACTGGTGATGACTGTGGTCGGTGAGTACCTCAGCTCCCGGATCTCCGGCCGAGGGCGTGGGGTGGTCGTGATCACACAACGGGGGTCCGTACCCAGTCGCAGACCAAGACGGTAGTTGGTGAACACGTCCTCAAGATGGTTGAAAGTCGCCATCTCGTCGATCCAGGCAGCGTGGTGCTGCGGTCCTCGGAGCTGGTCGGGTTCATCCGAGCTGTAACAGTACGCAACCGCGCCATTCTTGAAGTGCACGGCACGCTTACTCGGATAGTGAACCGGGCGCTCCCAAGCGGGGAATACCGACAGCAGGCCTGACTCACCTAGGATCATGACATCACGCACGTCGGCCGCAGTACGACCGATGAGCGCGATTCGACCCGGTGGGCCGAGTTTAGACACCTGCTCTCGAATAAACTCGGCGCCAGTACGGGTCTTGCCCCACCCGCGACCCGCCATGATCAGCCACTCCAACCATGGAAGTGTGACTTGGACTGGCGCAGCCTGACGCGGATCGCGCACTGTCCTGGGGGTATCGGGTGGGGCAAGCTGTGTGTAGCGCGCATGCGGAGCGACCCACCCCTC